AGTATAACAACTTATAATTAAATTAAGATTCGTTATGCTAAATTATACTTTGAATATACCACAGCATAGAAAAGTTAATAAAACCAATAGTAATGTTGTTGGGGTTTTTGATTACAAATCAATTGCTCTACCATCTGAGCTACAAGGGCAACACATAAAAGCTTATATATATAGCCGAATTGAATCGCAAGATTCTTTTCGGCACTTTTTTTATGCCCAAAATATAATGAGAATCGTTGGTAATTATACCAAAACTATACCACCGAACCCTATACTTTTTTTATACCCCTTAAATAAGCTAGATAATATAAAGCAAAAAAAGGCAATTGATTATTTGCAATACTGTTAGTGGTATAGTATAACATAGGTATAACTTAATAAAGGAGAGAGAAAATGAAAAAAAAATGGTTCTACTATCCAAGCTTTTTATCAAAGCAAGGATGTTTATTTAAAGCTGCTAAATCCAAATATGGAATTATGTGCTTTAATAAAGTTAATCTTTTTAAAATAAATAATTTTGTTAAAAAACCAAAATCAATGGGTGGTGGCAAAATATTAGTTGGTTCTAAATTTAATTCTTGGGGCATTGTTAATCATTTAATTGAAGATGATAATCCAGGAATTTATATTTTTTTTAAATCAACAGCTAATGTTTTAATTTCAAAAACAAAAACATTTAAACAATTAAAATTGGAGTTAAACTAATGGAACTAGCAATTAAAGATACAGTTAAAAGAGGTAAAAGAATTTGGCGATTTAGATACTATGGTTTAGATGGTCAGGTTAAATTTATTTCTGGTAAAACTAAAAGTGCAGTAGAACTTTTAGCAAAAGAAATGGTAGAAGAAATAGGTTTAACTAAAACTTCATCATCACAAATCTTTTTATCTGAAGCTTGGATAGATTTTTGCCAACACCTAGATTACAAAATTAGTATTGGTGAAATAAATAAAAGCACAAAAGATGATTATATGAGTTTTTATTTAAACCATTTAATTACTTTTTTTACCAACACAGATATAAGGTTAATAGATAAGCATAAGTTAAATGACTTTGTTGAATATTTAAAAGGTAAGATTAGAAGTAAGCAATTCAACTCTAATACTGCTAGGAAAATATTTAACACTATAAGTCTTATCTTAGAACACCAAGTAGATATTGATAAGTTTGGCAGAAATGTTTGCGATGACAAGAATTTTCTAAAAACAATTATAGCAACCAAAAAAAAGAAAGCTATTATTGATTTTGATGAATGGTCGTTAGAAGTTATCGCTAACATAATAGAAGATATTAATAGACCTATGGTCAAATTGATGTGCAAGATTATGCTTGAAACTGCAATCAGACCTAGTGAGTGCAGAGCCTTAGATAGAAAAAGCTTATTGTTTAAATCTAATGTTCCAATGATTAGGATTGATAAGGCAGTTAAAAAGGGAAAGCATATCGGTACTACTAAAACTGAGAATGGGGTTAGGACTTTAGTTATATCTACTAAGTTAAAAGATTTAATTATAGACCATATTAATACCTTGCCAGACCACCAAAATTACTTGTTCTTAAATAACAAAGGCAAATTTATATGCGTAGAACAAATAATAAGGGGCATAGAGGGGGCATTAGCTAAGAATAAGGTGCAACTACCCATAGATAGAAAGTCGTACTTCTTTAGGCATTATATGGCTACCTATTGGGCATATACTAAAAAGCATAAAGAGAATGCCATAGACTTAGCAAGGGATCTTGGCGATAAGGATATTAACTTTGTTGCTGAGAACTACATTAAACCTTTTAAGAATAATGGTAATGCAGCAGAAAATATAGATTACCAAAATCAACACTTTAATTGGAAATAATGATTGAAGCTATTATAATTATAGAGTTGGTGGCATTAACTTATTATTTAATTAATAATTAGTTACCACCAATACTTATCTACATTTTCTGAATTGTAATCTACAATTTTCCATAAGCCTTTATGTTTTCTAGTAAAGCTTCTATCGGCAAAACCTATGGCATCTTCTTCTTTTGAAAAAATCTCATTAGTATAATGCCTGTATTTATCTTCTTTATTTTTTTTGAAAATTATAAAGTACACAATAAAAAAGGGGCAACCCTAGTTAAAAGCTGCCCCTAACACACAACAAATAAAAGATAAGTGTTTACAAAGCACTTATCAGTCGTTTTCACTTATTATGATAATCACTTTAATTTAACCCTGTAACCATAGTGGGAGCTAAAGTTTTTTCAGAGTTATTATCAGGAGGATTATCTTTCCCCAATAATTCTGTAGCTTCACTTGTAAAGTATTCAAGTGGCTTTCCAAAAAATTTACCGATTTGAATTAATATAATTGTTGATACACCATTTTTACCTTTTTCGTATTTTTGAATCTGTTGAAATGTTTTTGGTGGGTTTAAAGCATTAGCTAATTCAGTTTGAGTACAATATTTTTTTCTACTAAAAGTTTCTATTGAACCATCATTAATAAAAATAATTCTACTTAACCTAGCTTCTTTTATTTTTTTACCTATAGCTTTGTTTAAAACAATATCTGTTGCTGTTCTTTTTCTTCCTCTGTAGTTTCTTTTTGACATATCTTTCTCTCCTTAGTGTCTTAGTTGTTGTAAGATTTTTTTTATATCTTCTTCATTTAATACTTTTTGAAAATTAAAATTTTGAAATAATAATGAAGTCAGATTATCTAGTGCTGTTTCTTTTGTTTCTTTGGTATTTGCTATGTGCAGTTCACTAGATTTTTCAATTACATCTTTTAAAAAAGATGTAAAACCAGCAAAAGCTTTATCTTGTTCTTTTGTTATTTGTGGCATTTTCTTTCTCTCCTTATTTTATGCAGACTCCAAGCCTATAGTTTTTTACAACTTTTAAGTTTATTGGTTAGCCAGAGTAAATGAATTTGGCATCTTCATTTTCTACACCAACTATTTGCCTATAAGTTTTGTCATACTTCTTTTTTGCATTAAGAGTGTGAACACATTGACGACCTTTATTTTTTGCAGGTCTCATAATCTGATCATGCAGTTTCTGAAGTTTGGCATATCTTCTTATTAAGCTATTACTTAAAGCCATCCTCTTTAGACTCCTCATCTTTAGTTAATTTAATTCTTGATTTGTCTAATTTTATATCAAGAATTGTAACCCCAGCATTATTACTAGGGGTATTTGTGTTTGCAGCTATTTCTGCATTCTCAAATTCTTCATTAATTTTTACACTAACTTCATAAAAACTTTCTTTCATAACTTTGTTCACTTTCTAAATTCCATAGTTGAATAGCTTTTATTAACTTTCAACATTGAAATTTTTTCTAATTGTTTATCTGTTAATTCTATGTTTCTATGTGCTTGTTTGCTTTTATCTATTAAACCTAATTTAAAAAGTTCAGCTATAATTGCTCCAGCTCTGGCTCTGCTAAATCGAAATTTTGAACCAACTTCTTTATAGGTCGGTGCATAATCATTGTGAGTAATAAAATATTTTATAAATTTTAGTACATCTAATTTAATTTGACTTAAAAATATATGTCCATTTTTCATGTTTTGTCCTTAAATAAATTTGTAATATTTGTTGATGGTGGTGAAGTGTTAGTAACTTTTGCACCTGCAATTTTTAATTTTTCTAAATTAACTAATAATTTTTCACAATACTTAATAGCTTTTTGAACATCCATCATAGCCTTCTCAATGGTTATTCCTCCCTTTGAACCAAACCTCATTAAATGTTTCATGCTTGAACCTCTTAAATAACCAATAGATTCTTCTTCTGAAAGTTGGGATATAATTGCATCCCAACTCTCAATTGGTTTATCTTTATAATGTGATGGATTATCAGACTCTGCCATTAATCCTTTTTTTCCATAAAGTCTGAAATCTTTAGACTAATATCTGGTTGGGTATCTTTTGTTTTTTCAACATTAAGCCAAGCAGCAACTTTTTTTTTGTTACCACCAACTGTTACATTTCCCTCATACTGAGGATATTTTTTTCCAGCAACATCTGTA